TATCAACCTTCTTGAAAACACTGACGCATATGACTTCAATGTTATCTATGCTCCAGGTTTGACTAGCCAGAATGCAGCTACTCAGGTATCTGACATTTTACTTGTTGCTCAAGGTCGTGGTGATAATATCGCTGTAATTGACATGGTTGGTTACGGCTCTCAAATCAATACCGTAATCAGCAATGCTGTATCTTACGATAATTCATATGGTGCAACATACTGGCCATGGGTACAGATTCGCTCTCGTGAGACTGGCAAATTAAACTTCGTTCCTGCTTCTACATTAGTACCAGCTGTTTACGAATATAATGATAAAGTATCTGCAGAATGGTTTGCTCCAGCAGGTCTTAATCGTGGTTCACTTTCCACAGTACTTCAGCCAGAAAGAAAGATTGGCGTAAACGACCGTAACTTGTTGTATCAAGGAAAGGTTAACCCAATTGCTACTTTCCCAGGCGTAGGTACAGTTATCTATGGTCAGAAAACACTTCAACAGAAGCCTTCTGCACTTGATCGTGTAAATGTACGTCGTCTATTAATTGCTCTTAAATCTTATATTGGTCAATTAGGTGAGCAAATTGTATTCGAGCCAAATACTCAAGTAACTCGTAACAAGTTCTTAAGCCAAGTTAACCCATATTTAGAGTCTGTACAGCAACGTCAAGGTCTTTATGCCTTCCAAGTTGTAATGGACGAAACTAATAACACACCAGATGTAGTAGATCGTAACCAATTAGTAGGTACAATTTACTTGCAACCAACCAAGACTGCGGAATTCATTCAACTTGACTTCAACATTCTTCCAACTGGTACATCATTTGGTCAATAAAATAAAATAACTTTAAGATGAACGATAATACAATTTTAAGAATCAAAGTACCTGCTCACTTATATGAGAGTGTAAAAGAGCAATTGACTATCACTGAAGCTAAAAAAGGCGCTCACAATCTTGGTGCTGGTATGGAGCTTGTTAAAGAAAAGAAGATGAAGACTCCAAAAGACGGAATGAAAAAAGTAGAAGAAACAAACGAAAACATGGAAAAGAAAATGCGCACATTAGACGAATTAAAGTCTGCTAAATCTAAGCTTGAAAAGAAGATAGAAGAAATGGAAAATGGCGATCATAAAATTGACGAGATAGATCCAAAGTTTCAAGGAGCTATGGATGTATTAGGTTCAATACCTGGAATTGATAAGATTGCTCAAATTGATCCATTTACAGCAGGTGTAGCTTTAGTTGGAATGGTAGTTGGAGGTCTTGTTGCTGCTCCAAAAATTGAAAAAGGAATCAAAGCTCTTATGGCTAAGATAAAAGATCCTAAAAAGAAAGCACAACTTGCAGCTGCTGCAGAAAAAGGCGGCGTTAGTGTTGGTGGCGAAGTTATGTAATAACTAAAAAGAAAAATAAGTTTTGAATATTTATAAGTAGAATAAAACTATAATAGCATGCCAGTCCTCGATCCGAATGAAGTGATGTTTACGGCGTTTGAACCAACAGTATCAAACAGATTTGTAATGTACATTGATGGTATCCCTTCTTACATGATTAAGAAGGCAGACGCACCAGGTGTAACTTTAAATGAGATCAAACTCGACCATATCAACGTTTACCGTAAGATTAAAGGTAAAGCTGAGTGGAGAGATATGAGCTTGAGTCTTTATAACCCAATTTCTCCTTCTGGCCAACAAGCTGTGATCGAGTGGGTACGTCTTCACCATGAATCAGTAACAGGACGTGATGGTTATTCCGACTTCTACAAGAAAGATCTTAACTTATCTATCTTAGGTCCAGTAGGTGATATTGTGAGTGAGTGGATCATCAAAGGTGCTTTCATTAAAGAAGCTACTTTTGGAACGTATGACTGGTCTACTTCTGATCCTACTGAATTGACTTTGTCTATCGGAATGGATTATTGTGTGCTCAACTACTAGTCTAATAATATTATATTTCAAAAAGGCCCCTTTACTAGGGGCTTTTTTTGTTTTACAAAATTATTTATTCGTATATTTATATATAAAAGAATAGTTTATGTCTGAACAAAAGTTTACAGTACCAACAGAAGTTATAGACCTACCAAGTAAAGGTCTTGTATACGCAAAAGAAAACACACTATCATCCGGTCAAGTTGAAATGAAGTATATGACTGCAAAAGAGGAAGACATTCTCACAAATGTTAACCTGCTGCGCCAGGGCCTCGCCATTGAGAAGATGCTCAAGAGCTTAATCAAATCACCTATTAACTACGAAGACCTAACCTTGGGTGACAGGAATGGCTTATTGATAGCGGCCAGGATTCTAGCTTATGGTAAAGACTACTCTTTTACATACAAAAACCCAAACACAGAAGAAGAAGAAAAGGTAGAAGTAGATCTACAAGACTTAAAATATAAAGAATTAGATTGGTCTAAATTTGCTAATAAGAACGAGTTTAGCTTCACTTTACCTTATTCCAAGAATGAAGTAACGTTCAAGATTTTGACAGTATCTGATGACAAGAAGATAGATGAAGAGATTAAAGGTATGAAAAAGGTCGTAGGTCAAGATGCAGGATTGCTATCCACCAGGCTTAAATACCAGATCACATCTGTTAATGGCGACTATTCTGTAAAGACTGTTCGTGACTTCATCGATCAAGGATATCTTTTATCAAGAGACTCAATTGAGCTTAGAAAGTATATATCAGAAGTAACACCAGATATTGATACCACAGTATCGTTTACTCTAAAAGATAGTACTGAAATACAAACTGCCCTTCCAATGGGCGCTGAGTTCTTTTTTCCCGGGAGCCGACTATAGGTCGGCATTCATGACAGAGGTTTTTGAGTTAACCTATCACGGCGGAGGTGGCTTTACTTACACGGAAGTTTGGAACATGGACGTTCCTAAACGTAGATTTAACCTTAAGAAGATTAATGAATATCTTGAGAAGGTTGAAGAAATGCGTAATCAAAATCAGCAAAAAGTAACAGAAAAAACTGATCCTAGTAAGATTAAACTACCTGATTTTGTTAAAAAGACAGAAGATCCTACCTTTGTATCTAAGGTAAAAACCAAAAAGTAAATATTTATTCGTAAGCAGTATAATATAAATGGCTAACGAGAATAAAAATACAGGACCTCAAAACACTCCTCAAGGACCAGATCCTCAATTGCTGAGACAAAGTTTAAAACAGCTATTAGATGATCAAGGAGATTATAACAATCTACTAAAAACTGCTATATCTGATCTTAAAAGAATGGATACTTCCTATGCCAAAATTGAGGCTAGGCTTAATTCATTAAATAGAGACAATATTAATATAAAGCAAGTTAATCAAGAGCTTTTAAAATTAAGGCAAAAAGAGTTTTTAGAAGGAAAGAAGTTAAGAGATCTGGAAAAAGAAGCATCTGAAATTTCTAAAAACGAAGTAGATAGAGCTAAGAGAATTGCTGAAGCTCAAAAAACAAGAGTTGAATCTCAAGGTAGATCTTTTGATTTTGAGAAAGCTATGATGGGTATATTAAAACAAAACGGTAACTTAGAAGCCGTATCTTTATATACTCAAGAAAAACAACTAGAGATAGCTAAAAAACAAACAGAAGAAGGAGCAAAAGAGTTAATTCTAGAAAAAGAACTTAACAAGCAAATCGGAATTAGTGGTGCTGCATTTAAATTATTCTCTGATAAATTAGGAGTAGGAACAGAGTTCTATTCTCAAATGGTTACAAAAGCAAGACAACTACAATCAGAAGGTAAAAAAATAACATTCTTAGATAAGTTAGGTATATTAGGTAAATCTGTTGGTTCTGGTTTAAAAGAGGCTATAACAGATCCTTTGACAGCAATACCTATAGCAGGAGCCGCTATAGCAGGAGTTGTTAGTGGTTTAAAATCTGTTTTTGATTACATAGTAGGAATACAAGATCAAACTGTTAAGTTCGCAAGAGCTATGAACCTTTCTACAGGTGAAGCTCGTAAACTTAAAATGGAGTTTGCTAGTCTTAGTATTTCTTCTGGAGACTTATTCATCAATAGCCAAAAGATGGTTGAGTCTCAAATGGAATTAGCTAGCGCTTTAGATGTAACAAACAGACTTACTAATGAAGAGTTAGCTACTAATATCAAATTAAGAGATATTGCTGGGCTTGACTTAGAAACAAGAAAAAGTATAGTTGAAGCGTCAACTTTAACAGGCAAATCTTCAGAAGGAATAACTAAATCTGTTTTATCACAAGTTGCAGGTTTAAAGCAAGCAACAGGAATTAGTTTTAGTTATCAGAAGATTCTTAAAGAAGCGTCTAATTTAGGTGGCTATTTAGGTTTATCATTCTCAAAATACCCAGCGCAACTAACTAAGTCGTTAGTTACTGTTAAATCGATGGGTATGGAGTTAAAACAGTTAGACTCTTTAGCCGATTCATTCTTAGACTTTGAATCTTCTATATCAAAAGAATTTGAAGCTCAATTATTAACAGGCAAAGATATTAATTTAACTAAGGCTCGTGAAGCTTTCTTGAATAACGATCTTGCTACTGCTGCTGGAGAAATAACAAAACAAGTTGGTTCTGCTAATGACTTCTTGAAGTTAAATCGTATACAAGCTGAGTCTCTAGCTTCTGCATTTGGTATGTCTAGAGATCAAATGGGTGAAATGTTAAAGCAACAAGAGTTGTTGAGTAGGTTAGGAGCCAGAGATCTTAAAGACGCTCAAGCTAAAGTACAAGCATTAAGAGCGCAAGGTAAAAGTAAAGAAGATATCGTTAGACTTACCGGAGAAGAGGCGTATCAAAACTTAACTAATGCATCTCTACAAGAAAAGATTGGCGGTTTTATGGAAAAAATAAAACAATCAATAGCAGACTTTGTTGAGAAAAGCGGTATAATAGAAAAGATAGAGGGCTTCATGGAATACTTATCTAAGCCAGAAAACATAAAAAGAATTATATCAGGAGTCAGAGATTTTTTTGCAGGCGCAGTAGAATTTATTGGTAAAGCAGCTTACTATATATTAGAAGGTTTAGACTATGTTGCATTTGGACAAATACCAGATAGTTTTATAGATAGTATAAAATCAGGTGCTGAGAATATGGGCGCTCAAATTAGATCGTTAGGTGGTGATATGGGAGGTATTTCTGTTTCTGATCAAACAGCTAGACGAGATATAACAGCAACTAGTACGGCTACTAATGTAGAAGACAACATGAGTATGAGAAGAGGTTCTTCAAAAGAGGTTGTAAACCTAAATGTGACTACGTATGTATCTGATACTAAAAGAGACGCAACGGCTCGTTATGAAAAAGAAGGTAATTTTGACTTACAGACCGGTAAATAATAACTAGATGCCTCTAATAGACTTACAATCAAATCTGAAGAACTTAAGGTTCGGTAATGATAGACCAGGATATGGTTCGTCAGGTCTTCCTTATATTCAAACTATAATGCCAGACACTCCTAATGCAACTGGCACAGTTCAACCTATATATAGGCCAGGTTCAACCGGAGGATTAGACTTTCCTATTAGAGGAGGCCAGCTAGAGTTTAACTTAGGCACTCAATCATTCACTGTGTCTAGTAAAATAGACAGGTCTAGAATCAAGAAGTTTTTTGAAGACAAACCTAGAGGGACAGCTTTTATTCAAAAGCAAGTAGGTTTACAATTATCTAACCCTAAGATTGAAACAGGCAATACTCTATTTGGTATTCCTCAAGGTATTCCTTATCCTGGATTGTTAGAGAATACTAGAGTATATAATTTAGGTCAAAATACGCTATCTCAAGTAGGTGTATCTGGAACAGGATTTCATGCTATTAGGCATGGTCTTGTACCTTTTAATCCTTATCAAAAGTTCTACTACGATATAGTAAACAGACAAAACGTATCAAACCAGAAAGCTAGCAATAGGCTTTTGAATTTAGCTGCGTTAAAGATGACAACAGGAGATCCCTTTGTTAACTCAGCAAATGTGCCAGATATTAATTTAATTAATACTTTAGGCATATCACTTAACAGAAATATGATCTTCCAATATCTTGGTGGACCTAGTTCTGTTTATGGTATAGGCACAACAACTATACCAAGAGTAGT